CAGGGCTAATGATAGAGTTCCTCATCTTAGCATCGTATTGGTGCTGACTCACAAACTCTACGCTTCTGTAGTTGGCCTCCGACCCGCAGTTTACGTTTAATAGCTCAAGATAACTAGAAGACGCCTCGTACCAAATATCCACCGGGATGTCCGCGTAACCTCCCTTCTTTGGATCTCCCGCAAACACAGGAGTGAAACTCATGGCAGGGTATTGAGGGCTTCCCAAGGTCTTGATAAACGGCTGAAGGTCGCTCGTAATCTCCCGGTTCTTTTCAAAAAGGTCAACTAGACGGTTCAAATATCGCTGGTTAACCGTCTTGATTCCCTTGTTGAAGGTTTCGGGAGTTACATATCCTCCGCGCAAGTCCTTACCCGCACGGAAGAGTAGCTCTTCATATATCTGACCTAAGTTAGTAATCATTATGGATAGATTTCAATCTTTATCAAGGCATTTGGCAAACCATTAAGTTCGGTCGATGTTGTTGTTTGGGTGTTGGCCAAAATTTGCGATGCACTAACGTGAAACGCGGTGAATATAGCCGGTGTATTAATCTCCAAGGTCGCCGTTATAAAGGTTTTATCTACAGTAAAAGCACTATTAGAAGAAACTATCGTATACGCTGTTCCATTATACGTCATTGATATGGTTCCACCCGTAGTGTTGACCATCTCCGTAAAGTTATAAACGCCAAGGGAAGGACTTGTGATTTTTGCTACGAAAAGTTTTGGAACAAGAGTAGTTTCAATAACATTGCCCGAAGAGTCAACACTTAAAGAGTGAGTTGGCGTTCCCGTAATGGTTCCACCGCCATAGGAAGGCAATGTAGCAGAGCCGTCTGAATTAAGAGTCAATCTATCAAGAAGCGATGAACTTGAACTTGATCTTGTCTTAAAGTTTAAATTCGCTTGTACAGGAGACGTGGCGCTAACCAAAACGCTTTCTATAGAAGCCGTTGTAACAGGAGTACCAGCGCTTGACTCTGTTGCAAACTGAATAGAAGAACCAACGCCGTCATCTCCACTGCCTCCGTCAACAGTCGTTCTTAAGCTTAAGTTAGTAGCAGCCGCGTTGTTTGTGGTTGTGTTTACAGTAAGTCGCGCAGCTGTGTTCGTGGTTGATGTAGCGTCAAGAGCGTTTGTCGTTCCGTCAATAGAAACGGCGCCAACGCCTCCAGTTACCTGTAAGGTGTTTGATGTAGAAGATAGCGTAACTTTTTGAGTTCCTGTTCCAGAAAACAAAACGTTTCCATCGGAAAAGGTTAGGTCTTGAGTACTTAAATCAATCGTGGTGGCGGCATCTAAAGAGCCTCCAAGTACTACGTTTCCTGATGAAAGTGATAGGCCATTATCCGCGCCAGCGATATGGGTTGTTTCAATAACATTCCCATCTGTATCTACACTCAATGAGCGAGTAGCAGTTCCGGTATAGCTTCCGTCTCCATAAAAAGGAAGGGTTACCGACGCGTCCGGATTAAGAGTGAAGGTGTTTACAAGACTTCCTGCCTTTACATTAAAATTCAACTTTCCTCTCTGTGATGCGGCGTTAGTAACTACACTCTCGATAGAAGAAGTGGTGAATGGGATAGACGTAGAAGATCCTTCAGCTACAAACTCTATCGAGGAACCTAAACCATTCGCCCCAACACCTGATCCTGTTACGGTTGTTGATAAAACAAGGTTCTTAGCAACGTCGTTATTTGTAGAGCGATCTACCTGGAGAGTGGCAGCGGTATTGGTGGTGGCCAACACTTTAAGCGCGTTAGTAGTACCCTCAACACTCATTGCGTTAGAGGTTCCTGTTACGTCTAAGGCTGTACCAATAGTTGATGAAACTACTACATTACCAGTAGTTCCAGAAAATGTCAGGCTTCCACTTGTCCCTGAAAATGCAAGGTTTCGTGTATTTAAGTCAATAGTAGTTGCGGCATTCAAAGAACCACCAAGGACTATATCGGTTGCAGATACGGACAAGCCGTTTGCAGCTCCAATAGAAGATGCGGTGGCAGGGTTGTAGTATTCCTCCCAAACCAAGGCTGTAGGTGTCGCGTTTGTGCAACGATAAAGAACACCTGTGTTGGTGTTTTGCCAAATTGCTCCGAATTCAACATCAGGCTGTGCGCTTCCTGGATCTCCCATTCCAGTGCTAAACAAACGGTATTGGAAGTTGGCAAGCAGCTCGTCGATTACAGAAGTAGCTGAGTTGTTTGACACCCAGTAATATGTTTCGTCATCGCAACAAGCGCATTCGCATCCTGACGCATCCAACTGGGCCTGAAGAAGGGCGATGGTTTCCTTGTACTTGTCAAGTTCACCACAAGATCTGTAGTTCATAGCCTCTGTGTAATACAGAAGGACATTGTCTACAAACACTTGGTATTTAGATATTCGGTTTCGGGTAAGTTCTGTCGCATGAGCCGCACGAAGGTTCTCGATGCAAGGAACAAGTCCGCAAAGGGCTCCGGCACAGGTTACTGTAAACTCCTTAATCACAGAATTGTTGTAAACAACAATAAGGCCTGATGCTTGATTTTGTTGAATCTGCTGTGACAAAGAAACGGTGTATGTTCCCGTGGCCAAAGGAGTCAACGAAGGTGTGGTAGGATAAGGAAGTGATGTAATCACAACCTGCGGGTTAAACGACTGATCCACAGCGGTCCAAGACGGATAGCTTACTACGCAGCTTAGACTTGATACGATTTCGTTTGATCCAAGGGTGGTCGTGTTAGCCACAGACCATGTGCCGCTGTCTCCGTACTCGCAGTCGTAGACAAAGTTTACGTCAGCACTTACCTGAGTGCAACCTGAGTAAACCCAAGAAAAACCCGAAAAAGTCTGAGTAACATTAACGGTTCTTAATGACGGGAATGTTGCCGACACAGACTCATCAATGGTCACGTACAGGTTTCCGGATATGTCTTCAGCACTAACTATGGATGCACCACCAGGCAGGTCTACAGAAACCTCAATCTCTGCACCGGCAGTAAATCCTTGATAGTTCTCTCCAATAGAAGCAAATACAATTTGGTTTGGAGTAGCAAGCGCCGTTGTGTTTGAAAAATCAAAATCAACTGTGTAAACAGCTGAATAAGATCCATTTGCCACGTCTCCATTTAAATCTAGTTCTAGATCAAATAGAGGGGTGGTAGTGTCTCCACCCGCGAGGTCAATCGTGAGTGGAGACCCTATTGAATCCCCTTGAAAATAAATTGCGACACTTCCCGTCGCGCCAAGAGCGTTTAGGTCTACGCTTATTGCAGAGTAGTCCGTCGTGTCAGTGAAAAAACCCTTTTTTTGAGTTAGATCAAGCGTAAGGGAAAGTGTGCTTTGCATTTTATTTTATAGTTTTCTTAATTTACCTAACAATTCTTCATTTACTTTGAGGTGATCAATCAAGGCAAATGCGTCCTTCTCTCCTGTTGATTCGAAGAACGGATTCTTTAACCACTTGGTTCCGTCACCTCTACGGTCGCGAAGATACCAAATTCCGTCCTCATTTTTAATAAAACCTTCAGAAGAAAGTCGATTTACCATCTCATGGATAGTCTCCTCGCTTTTTACCTCTTGTTTCTTTGGACGAGAGTCAAGTATTTCGAACGCGTTTTTGCGGAACGTAGCGCTTCCATTCTTAATGGAGTCGTGAAGCATCACGCGGTTTTCCTCCTCAGAGTTCTTCTTTGGAAGGGCTAATCCGTCGATTGTCTTCAGCACCATGTCGTATGGAGTATTGAAATAAATCATGTTCTCTAAATCACGAGCGCTCTTAGCCGACTCAATCTTGCTCTTGGCATCCATCTCTGGTCTGTCAAACTCGTAGAATGGGTCTGCCGCAGGGTTTATACACTTGTTACCCTTGATGTTTGGACACAAAAAGTACAAATAGAACAAAAAGTCTTTTTGCCCCGGCTGAACAGTCATGTTGTTTTCAAGGGTTATGTACCCCGATGGGTATCCCCAAGTTATTTGCCCTTCTGACCTTTTAGGGTAAGTAGTGGCATATTGAATTGGATACATGTAACCATCTTCAGGATCCGCAACTAAGCCTCTTGCCTTTCTTGTATTTCCTGGAGGCGCCTCGATTACGGTTCTCATTTCTCCGTTCTTATCCGAAGAAGAAACCTTTTGCAGTCGAAGCATCTTTGATTCCGTAACCTTGATCTTTAGTGGAGTTCCTTTGTAAAACTCAGGAAACTCTTTTTGCATCATTTCATCTGCCCATATTGGAACAGGTATGGACTCACCTGTACTTATATCGAAAAGCATAACGTATATTGGGTTTATAAAAACAAGGGGGCTTTTAGACCCCCTCGTTTTTGAGTTTACTAAGATTAGTTGATGTTGGTCAACAAACCGTACTTCTGAGCGTTGATGAATTTGAACGCGATTTCAGACACAATGTGAACACCGAGCTGCCACTTGTCGGTCTTGTTAGACGCGGCACGGCCACCTGTTTGCCACATGTTCATGAATGCGCCTGGCTTGTGAGAAAGACGGATATACTTACCCATGTTACCCAAACCATCGTCAACACCCTGTGATGTCATTGGCAAGAATACTGCGTAACCAGGCCATGGGTTGGTGCCATTGCCAGGAGCTACATTGAACGTCTGTGGGTTATCGAAGATACCCATACGAACAAGTGCAAAGTTCTTGTTGTTGAACACGAGATTGTTGAAGCTATAAGTAGAAGACATCAAGTCTGCATAAGCACCCTCACCCCAGAAGGTCTTCTCCATCTGAACCTTGTTGATGCTGATGTTCGCATTCTTGTTGTAGTTCAATAGCACTTGCTCAAGAATAGATGAGCTTTGACCGCTAGTCCAAACCATGTAGTTCTTTACAGAACCATCGATTTTAGAGAGCTTAGCTTCCAAAGCGTAGATGTCAGCAACATCAGGACCAGCAGTCGTGGTGTCGCAGTCTACAACCTGACCTGAACTCAAGATGGTAGGAATCAAACCGTTTGTGAACTGGTAACCATTCATACCTGTGTTGGTATTAGTCTTACCGGCCAAGAACGTGTTTACGATTGCCACCTGATGCTCACGCTGCAAGTAGATGATGTCACGTGAGTTAGAGTACGGAGTTGCAGTACCGTTCTCAAGCTGAGAGTACCAAAGTTGGTTGTACAAAGCCTCAGAGCTAGCAAGCGCATCGTTACGGAAGGTTTGCAGTTTAGCGCTGTACTTTGTGTCAAACACGAACTTAGGATCCTGAGCGCCTGAGTTTTCAGCAACAGATACACCAACGTAGAAGAACGAGTCTCCAGCAGCGATGTCAGTAGCAGGAACTACAGTAGCAGTCAAAGGACGCAATTCCAAAGTGTTAGCCGATGTTTTATCGATAACTTGATAAAGCTCACCAGTCTTAGCGTGACGCCAAATTTCATTCTTGATAGGGAAAGAGTAACCAGTTACTGCATCCACCTCGCTAGAAGGAATAGTGATGGTAATGGTTGTACCAGCAGTAGCTCCACCTGATTCAGTTGCAACTGTGAAAGGAACTTCCATACGGTTCATTTCAAACCAGTTTACAATCTGCTGTGTTGCAATTTCACGGTTACCAATACCGTTCATGATTTGGTTCATAGCATCCCAGTATTCGTCACCGAAGGGCAGGTATGCTACTGCATCGAAGTCTGCCTTCAATGCATCCCAGTTGTTGAGAATCCCATTGGTAATACCACCGGGAATCGCTTGGGCTAAAAGATTTGCCATTTTTTTCTAAATTTTTTTATTATTCAACAGTCTTTACTTTCTGCGACGGAAGAGCAATTCCCCTAGCCAACAAGTCCTGTTGTGCAGGGGTTAAATTCTTCGCGTCTACAGTTGTTTTGTCTACACGGTTAATCGTTTTAGGTTGACCGTTGTAGACCTCTTTGACCACCTTCTTTTCTACGCTTGCCGAAAGTGACTTGGCTATTTGAACTCCGAGATCCCCAGACTGAACCTTATGAATGAGGATTTGGTTCTCTAACCAGCTTCTAACCGCCTGCTTTCCTTCTCTAGTGGTCGTATCAAATGCTTGACCTAAGTAGCCTGCATACTGCGACTTCAAAATCGAATCGATCTCTTCGTTTGAAACTTTTAACGAAACTTCTGATTCGCCGAATTTGTAGGGAACATCCTTTAGCTGCTTGGCGTAGGACTCTGCCTCGGCAAGTGCTATTGTTTGTCTTTCCGCAATCTGCTTTTGATTTTGGCTCTTTAGCTCTTTTGCAAAGGTAAAAGGATTTTTAACAGTTTCAACATCTTTCTTAGTCTTTTCAATTATTTCTATAGCGTCTATAGCATCAGACTTCAAAAGAGCTGTCGCGTAATAATCCCCGTCACCTAAGTTATACTTTTCGCGAATAGCCTCCTCGATGGTGGCCTGGCCTAAACGCTTGAATTTGTCTGGGTTCTTTACCGCCTCGGCGATGACAAGTGCCTTGAGTGGGTCCTCCATTAAGGAGTCCGGGTTTGAAGAAACGATTTGATTGGCGATCGAAGGGTTGATACCCTTCTTACCAAATGAAACGAGTGTACGCGCCTCTTCGTTTCCGCCAAATGGATCATCAGCCTCTTGCAATAGAGAAAGACCCTCGTTAATCTCGGCCTCCTTGCTTGCAATATAAGACGCTCGTTCTTTGTAACTCCTCAGCTCTTCAAACTCACTTTTAAAGGTGTCCTCATTTTCGTAACCGTAGGCAGCAAACCATGGGATGTCACCCTGGTTTACTTGCTCGTTTACTTGTTCATTGATCTGTTCGTTAACTTGCTCGTTAACTTGTTCGTTTTGATTTTCTAATTCGTTGTTTTCCATATGTTTTATACTCTTCCTGTGATTTCGTTTCCTAACTCAGCCTCAAGGGTTGCCTCAAGCTGTATCTCCTCTAGCGCCTGCTGGCCTTTCAACAACTGAACTTGATAGTTGGCGTCAGCCTTAATCTTAGCAAGCTGTTGCTCCTTCATAAGCTCCATGTTGGCCATCTCGCGCTGCTTCATGATTTCGATTTGCGCAAGCTGCATAGCCGTTTGGCGCTTGGCCTCCTCAGCCATCATTGCCGACTGCTGTTGACCCTGGATGTTTTGTTGCATCATCATCTGGGCGTTCTTCTGTTCACGCTCACGAGCCTCGGTCTCCTCGGTCGCCATAAACCAAAGGGCCTCGTCTACGTCACCGTTTTTCAAAAGCTGAGCAACGCGCTCTACGCTTGATGGGGTAAGTAAAACCGATCCGTCTTTGGTTGGGATCTGAGACATCTGCATTGCTCTCTGAAGTATCGCACTCTTTTCCTTGTCGTTTGGAATAGACTTGACACTAATTGCAAGCTGGTCTAATGACAAGCCCTCGATTTCGTCTAAGGAGTCAACCATTGCCTTGCCAATTATGGCCTCATAGAACTCACGAATCTTGGAGTCGTACTCTATGTCTATACGGGCCTGGTGTATGATGCGTTCACCCACCTTGCGTTTGAAGTCTCGCTCTGAGTCACGAAGTGTCCAGTTGGCATGGTTACCAGCCTGATAGTCCTGTTCCATTACACCAACAAGTCTTTCCGCGCTTTGGTCTGGGCTTGCAGCCATGGCGTCAGGGATACCCATGGTGTCCTTGATCATCATCTGCAAGTTAGCAATCTGCTGAATCCATTCAGCCCCCTGTGGACCTAAGCCGTTGTCCATCTCGGTGAGTGGTTGAGAAACGTACTTACCTGTTGCCGCGTTGAACTTGGTGGCAACAATCTGAATACCATTCTGGCGGTGTACGTGTACAAGGTCGAACAGGTCGTACTCTACCCCGCCGATCTTGATGTTTGCAGCTTCGCCGACGTCTATTCGGTATCCCTTAGGAGCGGCTGCCCATACAGCGGCACGGAGCTTCAGCATGGCGAACATAAGGTCGTCAAGCAAGCCTCTCACGCTGCGTGTTGGAGACTGTCCGGGAATACGGTCGATAACATAAGAACTCATCGGCGTGAGTCCCTTCTGCATCTGGTTAGGCTTCTTCTTCCACTCGTATATTCGGTCAAGACCGGTTCCTGAGATGATGTATGAACCCTCATACCAATAATTGCAAGCAACCTCTTCGTATGTGTCGTTCGGGTTCTTTTTCTTGTCCTCTACAGGCTTGTTGTTGCGAAGGAATGACGCATACCCCTGTTTATTCTTTCTCTCTACGTACTGCTTGTAGTCAGTGGAAAGGTACTCAAACTTCAGAACGTAAACCTTGAAGTCCATCCAAACCCAGCGGTTTGCCGTCTCGTCCTTTCTTTCAAAGGCCCACACGGGAATCATGGAGGCGTTTGTCTGATAAGGAACGTAAGACTTTGCCATGGACTGAATCTGCTTCTCGTCAAAGCCGGCCTCAACCAGCTTTGGGAATATAGACTGAATGGTCTCAATCTCAATGTGGCCAATAGCCACGGGCTCGTTCTCGTTGTCCTCGTTCCAGAGCATGATAAGACGGGCAGGGTCAATGTACTTAACCTTCACCTGTCCTGTAATTGGGTCGTTGTAAATCTTAGCCGAGCGGAAGTGATAGTCAATAGCGTCCCGGTTTATGTCGGTTCGCATTGAACTCCAGTTAGACGCACGAAAGCCGGACTCGGCAAGTTTCTCTAAAGCCACCTCGTACTTGGTCTTGAAAAAACCAAGGCGATCAGCCATGTCTAACATTATCTCATCCTTTGGCACAAATGGCAACTTGAACTCTGGAAGTCCAAGCTCACGCATCAACGGATTCGTAAAATTCGCTTTAGCGTAGATATCATTTTTTTCACGCTTCTTTTTATTGATGATAGTTTTATCAAGAGAAACACAATCAAGTTTATAATCATTGTCAGAAAGAACCGATAAAAGAACATTACTTAATTTTTTCATGGGAGAGAAGATGTCATAGCTAATGTTAGCCATTGCCTTTCTCTGCGCCGTATTCATACCCCTTGTTGACTGAGACGCCTCGTTGTTTGACCTTGTCTTGGTTCCAACAGGGGATCCGTTAGTAAACCAGTTCTTATACTTCTCCGCCGACTGAATGCCAGATCCGTAGTTTCGGGTCTCTTGCATCTCTGGGAGCTGTGTGTATGAAAAGTATGTACCTCCTGTGCAGAAACGAGAATACAACGCCCTTCCGCATCGTAAACCGAACTCAGGCTTCATTTTTTCTATCTCTGGCACGTTATCGCTTGGAAACAAATAGTTTCCAGCCATTTGAGGCAGTATCATATCTTACAAATTTAATAAAACAACTACAAATGTATAAAAATTTCTCATAAATGCTTGAAAACAATCAATCTATTTCAAAAATCGAGAACCCTCCCTGCACCTCTATGGGCTGGTAAGCCTCCTTGTAAAGGTCGGGCATCCGGCTCTTTATGGCCCTCATGCACCAACCCGTAGCGGCACACAAGTCGTGGTTTGTTAAGTCATCAATGCCCCGCATCTGACTCCACTCCTCGACTATCTCCCACATCTTCACGTACTTAACATTGTTATTGAAGAAGGTCATTATGTCTCCAGCCATCTCGTTTTTTTCTGCTTCACCTGCCCACACACCGGGTCTTGAGTCCTGCTTTCCATCTGAACCCAAGTCCTTCAGAAGGTATCCGTCAAACCCATTATCCCTAAAGTACTCAACAAGGGCTTCTCCATCGGGCCATTCCGGGTAGACGTAGGCTCCGAGGAACACAGCCGCCTTTAGCCACTCTTCATGGTACTCGGCCTTGTCTTCAGTCTGTCTATTGTAAATCAAAATCCAGTCGTTACTAACCCACTCACTTCTAGGCTTGGTGTCGGGGTCTGCCTGGCTATCTCTTTTGTAAAACACAGCGGCAGCAGCGTTTGACTTCTTTTTACCTACAGTGTTTCGCTTGTGGAACTTCACGGGGTCACAGCAAAGGAAGAACCTGTTCATTACCGAGGGATCGGGAGCGTAAATAGGACCCCTGTTCTTTGGCTGAATGTAACCCTCCTCTGCTGTAACAACGGTCTTCCTGTTACGCATCTCGTTTGGGGGAAGGTAACTCATGGTCCAGCTTCCTTTAGGGTCATTCTCCACATAAACATCACCACCAAACTTGTCGCCCATCCACTTGAAGTTAATCTTCGTTGTAATAGGTGTGCGAGAGAACTTGAGTTCAGATATGCGATCACGCATCTTCTCTATGGGCATACCCATGTCCTTGGGGATTACAGCAAATGCCTGCTTCCAACTCATCGGGAAGTTCTGCTGTAACTTAATCAGCTTCTGCCACTCGCGTTTACGTTCGAAGTAGTCTGCCTGGTTTAGAAGATATGACTTAGCTCCCTTGGTAATCCACTTGCCCTCGTTGGACATTACAGGTTCCTTGGGATCATCGATAATACTTGCCCCATACTCGTCAATGTATCCTTCTACCGCGTAGTAACCTGGCAAGAAGAAGTTGATGAGTCCAGACGGAGTAGTTCCGTTCTCGTTACGGTCAGAGAAGTGAGAGTCGTTGGCAATATCAAAGAACTGCGCTCCACCACCTGTATCCATGTCACCCACCGTTGACGGCATGATGCAAAACCCACGGATGTTTTCCCCGCGTTCGATAGCGGGTTTCATCGTGTTGTACCACCACGTCGGGATGTTTTGGTCCGCCGCCTTCGCGTCCGTTTTCTTCGCTGGCTCGTCACGGTAGACAAAAGCGATTTCCGCTTCACCATCCGCCGCTTTCTCCGTCGAAGGGAGCGGCGTGATGAAGCATTCCATTTGTTCTGGGACAATTCCTGCCCTTGCTGCTGATGCGATTGCTCCCTCATACTGAAAACGCAAACCCTCCTTTGCCTCTATCCGTCCCCTATAATAGGGTCGGAAGAAGAAAGGGAGCTTGCTTACAGGTGTTTGAATTTGTTTTATGAATATCTTATTTACCGCCTGATCCTCGTTCATCGCTTGGATGATGAAGGTCTGGTCGGGCATATTGAGTGTCCCCCACGTGCAGAAGCAACAAGCAATAGCCGTCTTTGCGATACGTCGCCCGGAGACGAAGTTTATCCCATGCACGGTGCGTTTTCCTTTCTTGACAGTGATGTTGACGTTCGGCTCCATGAAATACTCCACCCCCATCTCGTTCATCTCGTCAACCACGTTCTTCACATCTTGGTTTGAGTACTTTGTCTTCACCGTTCCCTCTTCCCGATATATTACCTTGTGCTTATAGAACGCGTCCTCTGTGGAGTAGGCGTACATAAACAGGTGAAACATCTTACGCTGGTAGTCCCTGTAGTCGGGCCTGTTGTTGTTCTTACCGAAATTCTTTACCGTCCAAAAGTTTAGGAAGAAATAGTTTGCCCCGTTGATGTAGGTGGGTTTCCCTTTAATGAAACACCAGTAACCCACGTATCTACGCTTGATTTGGAGCTTGATCCACTCAATCTCCATGGCGTAGTACTTTTGGTTTGATTCAATCTCTTCGTAGATGTCCTCAAGCCTTACGTCACCAACTTCTTTGTACTTAGACTTGTTGGTTGCATGTTTCTTATTGAACACAACCTCGTAGATAAGTTTTATTTTCTCAGGCACTTCCTGATAAGTAAACTTCTGTTCCCTTGGGTCTAAACCATATCCGTCAACATATGTAAACGCCTCCTCTCTTGTAACCTCACGCTTGAGGTGATGTGAGTACCACTCCTCAAGGCGTGGGAGCGGGATTCGGATTGTATCCAACTCGTCGTCGTCCTCATGGAACGTAACGAACTTATCTTCCTCATCGTATTCGTACTTCATGGTATTACCTCCGGGAATATCTCTTTCTTTTCACGCCAAATCCTTGCGTAGTGTTCGGGCTGTATGCCGAGGTTCTCAGCGCGTACAGAGAATGTAATCGCTTTCTGTAACGTAATGCTCACCTCGTCGTTCATTATTCGACTACGGGCATCCACAAGTGTTTGACGCCAACTCTCAAGACCCGCCTGGAAGTTTTTATCGTCATTGGACCTGTCGACAGGTTGTGTCAACAAGGCCCTCTGAAGCGCCGAGATTCGAATGTCGGCTGTACTCATGATCGAATAGTCTTCCGAGCATTGCAGGCGTGTGAACGTGATGTACCGCTCCACCGCCCAGTCCACATTCATCATGCAGAGCTGGGCGTACCCGTCCTCCGAATCCGTGTCATCAACCATGATATTCAGTTTGTTCAAAGTATATCGCTTGCGCTGGTTGATGTCCGGATACGCATCTTTTACAGGCGTACCTGGAGCGAACATATATATGAGATATCGAACAACCTTGTCGGCGCTAACCCCATCAGGAAGGTCGTCAGACCTGTCGAGAATATGGGCTTGACTGGCCAGGTCCGAGAAGCGGTATACAACCGACTCGTCATCCGGGATGCCTTCAATGTTGTAGGATATTTTACTAAAGTCTAGTTTTATCATTCTTCGATTGCTAATATGACCCTAGGCTGAAACCTAACGTAGTCGCTTGACTCGGCCATTGTTGAGTCTAACTTCACTGAGAAATGTTTCTTAATACATACCACATCTCCCTTCTTTACCTCTGTGTTTGTCCATACGTCATTGGCAACGTATTTTGGCATCTTTGCCGGCGGGACCTCTACTTGCACCCTTTCTGTTTCTGAGTCCAATAGAAAAATGCTTCCTGCCTTTCTATCATTAGGCAAGACCTTTCCAATAATGTATCCGTTCATGCTCTTAATCTCTCCGTTCCTCTTCGCGGCATAAATACATTCAGAAGGGACAAGCACATATCTTTTTCCGTCCTTCTCAAACCCCCCGTCGCCTTCTGTGATAAAGTTCCTTGTGTAAGTAGAGTCAAACCAAACCTCGTCGCCTGGCTCTCCGTCAAACTCGCAAGAAAAGTCCCAGTTCTTTGTGGTGGATCCTTTTTCCGGCTTCTTTACAAGCACCCCGCGCCTAACGGCCTGAGTGGCCCTAACGTCTTCCTTGTTGGGGTCAACCTCCTTCTTCTGTTCTCCAGCCATCCTCATGTATTCAGACATGGCCCTCTTGTCCTTGTAGTTACTTTTCTTCATAGACTTTACAAGGGAGTTCATGTCGCTTATGCTTCCAGAATCGGTTATCCCCTTTAGGCTGTTCACTAACTTCAAGGTTCCGCCATTAAAAGATATCTCATCTTCGGTCCAGGAGTGTATCTCGACCAAGCAGTCGCCGTCTATAAGCCTTAACTGATCTATGTCAACGTCTTCAAAGTTCATTAGAGTATCTTCTTGTAAATTTCAAACAGTTGCTTTTGGGTCTCGAAGTTTTTCTTACCAACCGGCATACGTCTCTTGATTTTATTCACGCCACGGCGCAGGGATGAGTACGTTCCAAACAGGTTTATCGCGTCCCAGTTGCTCATCAGCTTCTCTACATCCTTCATGTCTGTATTTTCCCGCTCGATGTAGTAGTTGTACACCTCTATGATCCTGTGGTAATTACTTTTTGTCTTTGTCCTTATCATAATGCTCCTTCAGTTTTTGGAAATACATTGAACGCTTTATTCGGGTCTCAACCTGTGTCTTCCCTATTTCTTCTAACGTGTTGTTGTATCTTACGATGGCCTTCTCTACCTGATCTAAGTCATCCGTTGTGATGCTAGGGTCACAGTAAAGCAGTTTTCTCCGCGCAGATGTGGCCATAGGCGTGAAGATCTTCATCACCTCATAAATCTCAATCTTGTCATCAATCATTTGATTAACGATTGATATGGCTCGTTTCCAGTTTTCTATCTTATTCATACAAAAATGCTATATGTCTTTCATGTACCGAGTACATCTCCGTGTCCTGTAGCTCAACCTTTTCAATCTTACCTATAACGCAGGCCTTCTGGCCGACCTCTAGGTCAACCCCGTTTCCTACCGCCATTATGGTTACATCTATTTGCTTTGGCTGTTTTTTATCAATCGTCACAAAAACACGCCCGTCTGGTGGTCTCAATTTCGTCATGCTGCAAATATACTCAAAAACAACACGGTGTCAAATTATTGCTTGGAAATAGTACTAAACAACGTAGATTTGCAATATGTTTATCCTCTCAATTATCTTAACTGTTGTATCTATCTATCTGATGATTAAGAACTCTATTTATGGCTGTGGCAAACGGTGTTACAAGACTCGTAAAGAGGCTCAGGATCATTGTGACTACGACCAACAGGTGTTTATGTGCTGGGACTGTGAAATGTGGCACATAAAAAATAATGAAGAAAATACTTGACAACCTCGCGTGGTTGTTTTATGTTTGCTAAAATATTTCACTCCTCGTTTGCTAACGAACCACAGTAAACGAGGGTTGGAAGGTGGTTACAAATCATAACCAACTCAAAAGCTCGCAAAGTGGTTCTTGCGAGCTTTTTTTATCTTATGAATACAGGACAAATTGTTAAAGGGAAGCGCACTCATGACTTTGCGATTATCCCAAATGAAATCTCGCAATCCAAGCAGCTTACAATGGAGGAGAAGGGAATGATGTGTTTCCTTCTTTCGCTTCCTGAGAACTGGGTTCTTTACAAAAAGAATCTTTATAATCAAGTGCCAGATGGTAAACACGCCGTAGATAGGGTTTTTAAATCCTTGCAAGAGAAGGGGTATATCCTAAGCTGCCGCCAAATAGACGTAAATACAGGCAGAATGGAGGGGTGGAACCACATTGTTTACGACGAGCCTCAACTTGACCGAGATGCGGATTTACCGACATCCGGTTTTCCCGTTGTCGGTGAAACCCGTCAATCGGAAAACATAGGTATATATAAAGAAACAAATACCAACAAAGAAACAATAATATATAAATACGCGTTTGAGGATTTTTGGCAAGCATATGACAAGAAGGTGGACAAGAAACAAACCCTTGCTGTTTGGAATAAACTATCTAATGAGGACCGAACCCTGGCAGTTGAAGGCATGGGAAACCATAAGAGTGGCCGCGAACGCAAATATTGGAAGGACCCGGTGCGCTATCTTCGCGACAAAAGGTGGGAGGACGAGACAACAACAACGAACGTAAAACAAACAAACTATAGCTATGACCCAAATGATGCAAGGAATAAATGGTAAGGTATCCATCTACAAAGACTTCAATGACCTGCAAGGACACACAATTAGTGTACTGGGCGCACTTGAACGAATTAGGACTGGAAAGTCAAAGGCACTTGTTGAGAAGGCGAGGGAAGCCAAGACCAAGAAAGAGGCGGACGAGTTAAAAAAGAAACTTCCAGCAGTTTGTTTCAGTGGCACTTTTTCCAAAAGGAAAGACTCTGAGCTGCTCGAACACTCCGGATACATCGTGTTGGACTTCGATAACGTGGCGGATATGGCCCAAAAACGAAGCGAATTGTGTTCGGTGAGGTATATTACCGCTGTTTGGGAATCACCCTCAGGAAAGGGCTTAAAAGCGCTCGTCCAAATTGAGTGGAAAACCAAGCACAAGGAACACTTTGATGCCTTGATGGCAGAGATGCCCGACATTGACAAGACTGGTCGAAATGTTTCTCGCCTATGCTTTGAGTCGTATGATACCAATCTTTGGTATAACGAAAACGCCGAGACATACACAAAGCTGCCTGTAAAAAAGGAAGACAGGAGGTTGCCCCAACAGACAACTACCGAGGCTATTAACGACGACGATAAGATATTTCAAAATCTTCTTGCGTGGATGACATCCAAGGGTGACGCGTTCCGTGAAGGGGAGAGGAATCACTTCGTGTTTAAGTTAGCTGCTAGTTGTTGCCGGTTTGGGATGATTGAGGAGACCTGCTACAACCTAATAATGACCTACGTTACTCCAAACTCTAGCTTTAGTCAAAAGGAATGCAGGCAAGCCATCCGCAGCGCATACAGGGCCAACATGAATCAGTGGAATACCGCCGAGTTTACCAAGGATCAGCTTGTATCCAAGTCTACAAATGCGGAGATTAATATCGTAATCACCGCAGAAGATGCGGAGAATATCGCCGCAGAAGATGTCATTTACGCTGAAGAGGTATTCGAACAGGCGTCTGAGATTTATCACAAGGGATATCAGGCAGCCATGCCGCTTGGTGTTCCACTCCTAGACAAACACTTCAAAAGGGTCAAGGGAGAACTAACAATTGTTTCCGGGATTGGAAACTATGGTAAGTCATCGTTTATGAAGTGGGAAATGATATTCCGCATGGTCAAGTTTGGAGAGAAGGTTGCAATTTTTACCCCTGAAGAGTTACCCGCTGAACAGTTTTATCATGACCTGGTTGAGATTTACTTTGGGAAGGACTGCACACCCAACAACTACCACAGGCCTAGTTACGATGCGTACAAGAAGGTATACGACATGATTGGCCAACACGTCTTCATGGTGTATCCAAAGAATGTAAGCCCGACTCCCGACTACGTGAAAGAAGTTTTCTTAAGCATGATCATCAAACACGGAATTGACCGAGTTGTAATCGACCCGTTCAACCAGATGGCAAACGACTACAGCAAGGGTGGTGGGCGTAGCGACAAGTATCTTGAGACATTTCTATCTGACTGCACAAGGTTTGCAAGGAAGAACAACGTGTACTTCGACATCGTTGTCCACCCGCACAAGATGAGAAAGGGAGATGACGGCAACTACCCATGCCCGGAGGTGTTTGACCTTGCCGATGGTGCGATGTGGAACAACAAGGCTGATAATATCATTATCTACCACCGACCACTTGCCCAGACTGCGCCTGAAAGTCCGCTGTGTGAGTTTCACTCTAAGAAGATACGTAGACAGAAGATTGTGGGGATAAAGGGATTCTTTGACTTTGAGCTTGTAAGGTCTACTCGCAGGTTTACGTTCGAGGGCGTAGATTACCTTCAACGGGCGATCGAAGGTAAATTCGTTCAGTCTAACATCGAAGAACCGAAACCCTCTGTAATCAAGCCAAACAGAAACTGGACGGATTCGAAAGAAGCAAAGGAGTGGAATGAAGAACCAGGACACCCGAACGGATACAAGGAGGCTTGGGAATAATTTAACAGTTTTTTTCTTGCACAAAAGAAACATATATGCTACATTTGCGAAATATAACCAATTAATTAATCATAAAAGTTATGGGATTAAATCAAGGTGGTTCATCAAACCGTACTTACCTCAGCATATCTGGCGGTAAGATTGCCAAGCGAGTTCCTGAAGGAACGGCTGGCTCAATTAAGTGTAACAGCAAGGACGGCACCAAGGTGTGGTATGAGCAGCGATTTGCTTCGCTGTCTGGTCACATCACTGACGTCTTCAAGCGCGTATCAGAACAAGGATATGGCGACCAGCTCTGCGTTGTCTTGAATGACAATGGAGAGGAGTACCAAATCCAGATGCCGTGGTCTTCACGCTACTCATCGGGATTTTTCTTGTCAATGCCGAACATCGACGCCGGCAAAGAAATTACTCTGACTCCGTGGTCTAAGGAGATCGACGGAAAGACTCGCACAATGCTTTACCTCCGCCATGGTCAGGAGGACATCAAGTGGGGATGGACCAAGGACAATCCTGGCAATATGCCTGAGATGAAGCAGATCAAGGTGAAGGGTCAGGTTGTATGGGACGACTCAGAACGCCAAGAGTTCTTTGAGAAGCACCTAAACGACATCTTCCTTCCACAGGTCAAGGCTGTGAGTTCTGTAAAAAAATTAGACTCATACGCAGCACCAGCTCCTTCTGAGGATCCTGGAGACGACTTCCCATTCTAATCTTAACCAAGAGTCGTGGCGGGGGATAAACGCAGGTAAACCCGCCACGGCTTTAAACAAACGAACATGAGATATACATTCAAAGACTTAATAAACGTGGTCCCAAGTCAAAACAGGGCCGAGTTCACAAAGATTTACGAGTACCTACACAAGGTAGAAGATGCACAAGAAAACGAGTTGTTAGAGAAGGTTGGAAGACACTTCCATGTACCCGTGGCAGACATTAAGGGCAAGAGAAAGTTCAGAGACGTAGTGTTTGCCCGGCAGATGTTCATGACAACCGTAAGGGTGTGTACTACAAAAAGCCTTATGGACGTTGCCAGGCTTGTTGAGAGGGACCACGCAACGGTTTCTCACGCCTTGAAAACACTAAAGGTTGACTACGACTACAACGCGGCGAGAAGAAAACAGATACGTCACTTCATTGCCGACCTAGACCAAACAAGACAAGAACTTTTATTAGACTTTTTCAATGAACGGAATCCCGATATACTTACCGCCTACACCGTCAAACCAGAGCGAGTTACAGCACCTTCGGAATCTGAGGCATAAGCTCCTCACTGACGACATGGAATACCCCAAGGCGGGTGTTCATAAGCCGAAGAGAAAATACGACCGTGACAAGTCCCTAATGAAGCTAGTCAACATAAGATTGTACGAGCTTACGGGAAAAGATATGTACCTTTGGATCAGCGGACACTTTAACGAACTTAAAAAAATAGAAGATGGGCAGAATTGAAATAAAAGACGCAAAGCGCACAGTAGACGGACAGAAGGTCAACGCGTACCGGGTCCGTACTGTTGGAGAAAACAATGAAATACTTCAGACGTCTGAGGTGTTGAACACGATCGACAGCGTGAAGAAACACATCAAGGCGATGGCCCTTGCTTGGAACAGCGAGGGGTACGCTGAGGTGATAGACTGCACGTATCGCGGAAAGTTTGATGGTAAAATCATCGACCTTGAAGAGTACGACAAGCTAAAGTTTGAAACAATTTCCTAATGGACACCATTGAGTCTATCATGTACGTGCCATACAATGTGTGTGAGGACGGCGAAGAGAAAATAATGTATATTTGCGTACCTGCCACACTGGTAATCATGAGGAATCAAAAAGTCGAAAAATCACAATTTATATTTTGGAACTAAAAAAATCATTCCCAGCCTACATGTTGGAACTTCCCAACATCACACTTACAGCATTCCTGTTTGCGTTCGTCATCGCGTTTGTAGTTTCCCTTTGGGAGAAGAACTACCCAAGCGCGATTGCTTCGTTTATGATCGTGGCATCCATCCTTCCAATTAAGTACTACATGTGGAGGAAGATAAAGGTGCAGAGCGATGACAACGAAAAGAAGCACAAAGTCATCGTAATCAAAAGAAAGTGAGCAAACTAAATTGTTTGTCGATACATTTGCTGAGTTGTGCTTTTATAGCGCAAGTTCAGTTTGTTTTATTCATTTCGTTTGTGAAAACCGTCTCCTAATCGAGGCGGTTTTTGCTTTTTAGGTGATAGTTATTACATTTGCAAATATCTACCTTAATGAAAAACAACGTACAGAACTATCGCAACATCTTAAACGACACGCGAGACCTTAGTCAAAACAAAAAGATTGAATTAGAGTATGATAACGTAACGTCCGGGATCACACTTGACTCTTTTAAACGACAGTTTCTCTCCTGGAAGAAGAACAACAAAGTAGAAACAGCAAAGAAGGCACGGATAACTCCCAAGGCCATCGCAAACGCATTCGAGGATATCATTAATGAGCTGATTCCCGACAGTAACCCGCTAGGGTTGCCTGACTCAAAGGAAAAAAGTTACAGCCCATATAAATTCCCAGTTAACCACAATGATATCCTATTTCTCACCGACATTCACGTACCATATCACAACATCCCTGCCCTCACAGCGGCGCTCAAGTACGGACTCGAAAACGAGGTCAACACGATCTACATCAACGGGGACCTCATCGACTTCTACGCAATCAGCCGCTTCCAAAAAGACCCGCGCAAGAGAGACCTCGCTTCTGAAATCTATATGGCAAGGGACTTCCTCTACACGCTGCGGAAGCTGTTCCCTACTCAGGCAATATACTTCAAGGCAGGAAACCACGACATTCGTTGGGACCACTACCTGATCAACAACGCGTCAGACCTGGTTGGAATCGAAGAATTTTCATTGGAATCCATCCTGCATCTTAAGCAGCTCAATATCAACTTCATCCCAGACAAGCAGCTTGTAAGAATGGGCAAGCTAATAGCACTTCACGG